CATCAGAACTTAAAAGACTTAACACATTTATCAAACACGACAGAGATTTAAACTTTACCTATGCTGGACTACGACAGGTAGTAGACAAATATCTTGTACAAGATAGATCATCAGGCAAAGTGTTTGAGACACCTCAATATATGTACATGATGATTGCGGCAACACTATTTGCAAAGTATCCAAAAGATACTAGATTAGATTATGTAAAAAAATATTACGATGCTATATCATTATTCAAAATTAATATACCAACGCCTGTAATGGCAGGAGTTAGAACTCCTATGAGACAATTTGCTTCTTGTGTACTAGTTGACTCAGATGATACACTGGATAGTATATTTGCATCAGACATGGCAATAGGCAGATATGTATCACAGAGAGCAGGCATAGGAATCAATGCAGGAAGAATTAGAGCAATCAATTCACGCATCAGAGGTGGAGAAGTAGCACACACAGGTGTGGTGCCTTTCCTTAAAAAGTTTGAAGCCACTGTAAGATGTTGCACACAAAATGGAGTACGAGGCGGATCTGCTACTGTACATTTTCCTATATGGCACAAAGAGATTGAAGACATTATTGTTTTAAAAAACAACAAAGGCACAGAAGACAACAGAGTACGAAAATTAGATTACTCTATACAAATATCAAAACTATTTTATGAAAGAGTACTAGAAGACAAAGACATTACTTTGTTTTCACCACATGAAGTACCAGGACTGTATGATGCAATGGCATCTGGTGATGACGAAGCATTTAGAACATTGTATGAAAAATATGAACGTTCAACAAGCATACCTAAGAAGAAAATTAAAGCAATGGATCTGTTTTCAGAACTACTAAAGGAAAGAGCAGAGACTGGAAGAATATATGTAATGAATATAGATCATGTTAATTCACACTCATCATTCAAAGATCCTGTGTTTATGAGCAACCTATGTCAAGAGATTACATTACCAACAACACCACTACAACACATTGATGATTCACAAGGTGAGATTGCATTATGTATTCTAAGTGCGATCAATGTAGGCATCATAAAAGATACAAGCGAACTAGACAATCTGTGTGATTTGGCAGTAAGAGCATTAGATGAAATAATAGACTACCAAAACTATCCTGTATTGGCGGCAGAAAAAAGTACAAAAGCAAGAAGAAGTCTTGGTATTGGTTATATTGGCCTTGCTCACTATCTTGCAAAAAATAAATTAAAGTACCAAGATAAAGAAGCGGCCATGATGGTAAATATTCTTACAGAAAAGTTTCAATTTGCATTACTAAAAGCATCTAACAATCTTGCCAAAGAAAAAGGCAAGTGTGATTACTTTGATAGAACAAAGTATGCAGATGGTATTCTGCCAATTGACACATACAAGAAAGACATTGACGAAGTAGTAGGAACCAAATATACTTGTAATTGGGAAAAGTTAAGAAAAGATATTATGAAGACAGGACTTAGACATTCAACATTATCAGCACAGATGCCAAGTGAGTCATCTAGTGTGGTTGGTAATGCAACAAATGGCATTGAACCTCCACGTGGTTATTTGTCAATTAAGAAAAGTAAAAAAGGTCCACTTAAACAGATAGTACCAGAGTACAGTAGACTGAAGAACTTCTATACTTTGCTTTGGGATATGCCTGGCAACGAAGGATATATTAATATTGTAGGTGCTATGCAAAAATACTTTGACCAAGCAATAAGTGGCAACTGGTCATACAACCCAACACAGTATGAAGACAATGAAGTACCAGCAAGTGTAATGATTAAAGACTTATTAACCACATACAAAATGGGTTGGAAAACAAGTTACTATCAAAACACTTATGATTCTAAAACTGAAGATGAAGAAGTGCAACCACAAGGATTACCGGTAAAACAACCAGACAATGTTATATTCTTAGGCGAACAAGAAGATGAACATTGTGATGCCTGCGAGATATAAAAATGACTGTTTTTAATAGAGACCAAATCAATTGGATGAAAGAGCCTATGTTTTTCGGAGCAGACCCAAATACGCAAAGGTTTGACGTGTTTAAATACCCACAGTTCGACAAACTTAATCAAAAGATGTTAGGATTCTTTTGGCGTCCTGAAGAAGTATCACTGCAAAAAGACAGAGCAGATTACCAAACATTTAGACCAGAAGAGAAACATATATTCACAAGCAATTTGAAATACCAAACACTATTAGATTCAGTACAAGGTAGAGGACCTGCACTTGCTTATCTACCGTATGTTTCTAATCCAGAACTAGAGTCATGCATTATTTGTTGGGACTTCTTTGAAACAATTCATTCACGTTCATACACGCACATAGTAAAAAATGTATATCCAGATCCAGCAGAAGTGTTTGATACAATATTAAATGATGAAGAGATATTGAAGAGAGCACAATCAGTGACTAAAAATTATGATGCTTTCACTGATGCGGCCAATGATTACTTTATCAAAGGCAAAGGCGACTTATATGATGTTAAGAAAAAACTTTATCTATCAATGATAAATGTAAACATCTTAGAAGGTCTACGTTTTTATGTTTCGTTTGCCTGTACATTTGCATTTGGCGAACTTAAGAAAATGGAAGGTTCGGCAAAAATTGTATCACTCATTGCTAGAGACGAGTCACAACACCTAGCACTTACAACTCATATTATTAAGAACTGGGATAACAATGATGACAAAGACATGAAGAAGATTGCTAAAGAATGTGAAGGCGACATTGTTGATATGTTCGAAGAATGTGTAGCAGAAGAAAAAGCATGGGCACAACACTTAATGAAAGATGGATCGATCATAGGACTCAATGAAAGACTGCTTGGTGACTATGTAGAGTTTATTGCAAATAAAAGAATTAAAGCACTGGGTTTTGATCCTTTATACAATCGTCCTGGAAATACAAATCCATTGCCTTGGACAAGTCATTGGTTATCTTCATCCGGATTGCAAGTGGCACCACAGGAGACAGAAGTTGAATCTTATGTGATTGGTGGTATTAAACAAGATATCAAAAAAGACACCCTGTCTGGTTTCAAACTATAACTAATTGTATGTTAAAACAAAAATTTACTCAAAATGATATATTGAGTATGAAGATGCAATCAGGTGAAGAAATAATTTGCAAATTTATTTCACAGACTGATAGCGAGTATTTGATAGAAAGACCACTAGCACTTGTAATGTTACAAAAAGGTCTAGGATTTGCTCCATGGCTACAAACATCTGATGTAAAAGCACACATGGCAGTATCTAAAGACAAGGTGTTTACAGTGGTTCCAACTGTCAAAGAAGCCAAAGATCAATATATCACTGCCACAACAGGTATTGCACCTGCAGGTAAGCCGTCACTAGTAACAGTCTAATTGACAAATCCTTTTTTATCTGTTTAAATAGTATTGTAGACGATGAAGTATGGAAATACATTCGGCGGACATCGGGGCAGTACCGATCACCTCCACCATTTGGTGGCTTATGTAATCCCTTTCGGGGGTGAAATAGAATCGACGTGTTTGGAAAGCCATATGGAGTTTACCCAGTTGGAACGAGGTTACGGCCAAAACAATAAACGCAGATGAAAATCTAGCACTTGCGGCCTAATTTATTAGGTTAGCGGGGGACGGGGCACCTGGCAACAGAACGCCCCACTTTCAATAAATAATAACATGACAGATTATAAAGCAAAGGTTACCAGAGTATTAGATGGTGACACATTTGATTGCACTTTAGATTTAGGATTTGACATCTACTTAAAACAAAGATGTAGGATGACTGGTATGGACACTCCAGAATCCCGTACAAGAGATAAAGAAGAAAAGTATCGCGGATTGTTATCCAAAGCATATCTTAAAGATCTATTGAAAACTGCTAAAAACAATGTTATACTTAGATGTGATGACGATGACGAAACAGGAAAGTTTGGTAGAGTTCTTGCTGATGTTATCTACATCAAAGAAGATGGCAGTGAACTTAACTTGAACAAGGAAATGATAGATAAAGGATATGCGGTAGAGTACAAAGGACAATCAAAAGATGACATTAAGGATGAACATCTAGCAAATAAACAAAAACTTATTGACTCCGGCATATACAAATATCAAACAAATTAATGGCTTCAACCGACGACTCAACTGTTCCCACTAAAGAGGAACGCGAACGAGCAGAAATCAAAAGAAAACGTGATTTAGGATTACCAGATAATCCACTAGATGATTTTTGGAAACGTCCATAATACCACTTGACATATCACGAAACTAGTGTACAATTAGATTATGATTCAACGCCTAGGATTTTGCTGTCAATGGTTTCATTATGATCAGACACTTAAGAAGAAACAACTAGAAGAATTTCAACGTCCTTTCAATACAAGAGCAACCACTGTACGTTGGCTGAATGAACACAAAGATGAAGCAGAGGACAAACTACAATTTGTGTTTCATCACAACATAGAAGCAATAAAAAATCTTATTACTAAGGTAGGTAATCTTGCACCTGAACGTAGAATGTGTCGCA